TTTCGTGGCATTTTTGTAAATATGAATGTTCTCCCAATATGTTCCCCCTATTGCTCTGGCTCTCAAAACTCTTATGAATTGGGGGAACTGGGGGAACTTATATAGTAGAAGTTCCTAAAGGCAGATCAACACGTGCGGCCATCCGTTATAATATTACCGGATGGCCGCGTTTTTTTTTTAATGGGCCTTATTTGTAATGGGCTTTAATTTGGCCCAATCAACGTTAGTCTGACACACCTAGATAAGTGGAATTACTTTGTCGCTAAGTTGTGATTTTGTCTATAAATTAAAGCCTCTTGGCCCACTATCTTTAACTCAAAATGCCTAAGCGCGATGCCCCATGGCGTTCAATGGCGGGAACCTCAAAGGTTAGCCGCAACGCTAATTACTCTCCTCGTTCAGGAATTGGGCCAAGAATAAACAAGGCCGCTGAATGGGTTAATAGGCCCATGTACCGGAAGCCCAGGATCTATCGGACGCTGAGGACGCCTGATGTTCCTAGAGGCTGTGAAGGGCCTTGTAAGGTCCAGTCTTTCGAGCAGCGACACGATATCTTACACACTGGCAAGGTAATGTGCATATCTGACGTTACTCGCGGTAACGGTATTACTCACCGTGTCGGGAAGCGGTTCTGTGTTAAGTCCGTTTACATATTAGGTAAGATATGGATGGACGAGAATATCAAGCTGAAGAACCACACCAACAGCGTCATGTTCTGGCTGGTCAGAGACCGAAGACCGTATGGAACGCCTATGGATTTCGGACAAGTGTTCAACATGTTCGACAATGAGCCTAGCACCGCCACTGTTAAGAACGATCTTCGTGATCGTTATCAGGTCATGCATAGGTTCTATGGCAAGGTGACAGGTGGACAGTATGCCAGCAACGAGCATGCTATTGTGAGGCGTTTCTGGAAGGTCAACAACCACGTTGTTTACAACCACCAGGAAGCTGGCAAATACGAGAATCATACTGAGAACGCCCTATTATTGTACATGGCATGTACTCATGCCTCAAATCCTGTATATGCAACACTTAAGATTCGGATCTATTTTTATGATTCGATCTTAAATTAATAAAATTTATATTTTATTGAATGATTTTCCAGTACATAATTTACATATGATCTATCTGTTGCAAAACGAACAGATCTAATTACATTGTTAATTGAAATGACACCTAACCGGTCTAAGTACAGAAGAACTAATTGTCTAAATCTAGCTAAATAATTCGACCCAGAAGCTGTCATCGATGTCGTCCAGACTTGGAAGTTCAGGTATGCTTTGTGGAGATCCAATGCTCTCCTGAGGTTGTGGTTGAACCGGATTTGGACGCTGTATATCCTGGTCCTGGTGTATTGCATGTCCTCTACTTGGTTTATCTTGAAATAGAGGGGATTTTCTATCTCCCAGATAAACACGCCATTCTCTGCCTGACGTGCAGTGATGAGCTCCCCTGTGCGTGAATCCATGTCCTGCGCAGTCTATGTGGAAGTATATGGAGCAACCGCAGTCTAAGTCAATGCGTCTCCTCCTGATTGCCCTCTTCTTTGCTTGCCTGTGTGCCTTCTTGATAGAGGGGGGCTGTGATGGTGATGAAGACCGCATTCTTTAGAGTCCAGTTTTTGAGAGACGCATTTTCGTCTTTGTCGAGGAAAGCTTTATAGCTGGAACCCTCACCAGGATTGCAGAGCACGATTGATGGGATACCGCCTTTAATTTGAACAGGCTTTCCGTACTTACAATTTGATTGCCAATCCCTTTGGGCCCCAAGCAGTTCTTTCCAGTGCTTTAGCTTTAGATATTGCGGTGCGACGTCATCAATGACGTTATACTCCACTTCATTCGAATAGACCCTGGGATTGAAATCAAGATGACCGCTCAAGTAATTATGTGGGCCTAAGACTCGCGCCCACATCGTCTTGCCTCTTCGAGAATCACCTTCAATTATAATACTAATAGGTCTTTCTGGGCGCGCCGCACTACTCTTTCCGAAATAACCATCTGCCCACTCTTGCATCTCGTCGGGAACGTTAGTGAAAGAGGAGAGTGGAAACGGAGGAGCCCATGTCTCTGGAGCCTTCATGAAAATCCTATCGAGGTTACAGGATAGGTTATGATACTGAAAAAGAAACTTTTCCGGCAACTTCTCTTTAATGATTTTCATGGCTGCTTCCTTTGTTCCAGAGTTTAGTGCCTCGGCAGCTGCGTCGTTAACTGTCTGCTGGCCCCCTCGAGCACTTCTTCCGTCAATCTGGAACAAACCCCATTCGATGGTGTCTCCGTCTTTCTCGACATACGACTTGACATCGGAGCTCGATTTAGCTCCCTGAATGTTCGGATGGAAATGTGTTGACCTGGTTGGGGACACCAGATCGAACAGTCTGTTATTTGTGCAGTTGTATTTGCCTTCGAACTGGATAAGAACGTGGAGATGAGGTTCCCCATTCTCGTGAAGTTCTCTGCAAATCTTGATGAATTTCTTGTTGACTGGGATAGTTAGGTTTTGAAGTTGGGAAAGTGCTTCTTCTTTGCTAATAGAGCATTGAGGATACGTAAGGAAATAATTTTTGGCTTTAATAGAGAACGAACCC